AAAGGAAATTGCATTGTAAAACTCAAGGATATATTAAATTTATTAATTCTTTAGTTACATTTGATTGTTTTATTGATCAAGATGGAAATATTAAACCAAATGAATAATGAAAAAGAAACAAACAGCATTAGAATACTTTGATACTAATTTATTTTCGTTAAATCTAAAATTAGATGAATATGAAATTACAATTGAAGAATATATGGTAGCTCGAAGTCAGCTTTACCATAAATGTAAATTATTAGAAAGAAGGCAAATTTTAAATGCAAGTTCAATTGGATTTGCAGATGGGAAAACAAATTGTGAAAATGCTAATCCCAAATATAGGGGCGCTCAAGATTTTTATAATAAAAATTATGGAATATTGAATACAAATGGCTCAAATGGAATTATTAAACCAAACGACCTATGATGACTGAACGATTTAAAAGGAATCTGCAAGCAATGATTATCCAGCGGATGGCTGAAAGGAAATTATCTAATCAAGATTTAGCGGAGGCGATTGATGTTTCATTGACTTGCGTTAGACAATGGGTAAGAGGTAAGCATACTTTAAGTTTTGAATTAGGATTATTAGTTTGCAAATATTTAGATATAAACGTAAACGAATTATGAAAAGAAAACTAATTTACGGAATTGCAATAGCATTAATTTGCTATCTTTATTTTATTTCGGTTAAAAATAATCGGACATTACAAAAAAAATCAGAGTCTAAAATTGTATTTGGAATAATTGAACAAGAAGATATTTACACGGATACAATAGATTTAAGGCTTTTCACAAGTCACGGAAGATTAAAAAATAATAGCAATGGAAACTAAACAAACAGCAGTAGAATGGCTTGAAGATGAATTAGCTAAAAATTTAAAACATATTGTTTTAAAAGAAGATTATATTTTCATGGAATCATTATTTGAACAAGCCAAACAAATAGAGAAAGAGCAGATAAAATTAGCATTTAATGAATCAAGAAAGATTCAAGATTCAGATGAAATATCTATCACTCATGATTGGAATAATTCAGAACAATATTACAACAAAACTTATAATCAACAAGAGTCATGACACCAAAAGAAAAAGCAGAAGAATTAATTAATAAGTTTATTTTGCATACAGAAAAATATAATGATGGTTGGATTGAATCAGATAGACAGGCAGCAAAAGTATTTGCATTAATTGCAGTAGATGAGATATTGTTTATTTTTTTAAAGTATAATGACACCCAAGCAGAATATACATTTTGGAGAGAAGTTAAATTAGAAATAGAAAAATTGTGAGAAACGAATATGAACATAAGTTACAAGTAGCCATTTGCCATTGGCTTGATTTTACACAAGACTTTTACTATTTTGCAATACCAAACGGAGGTGCAAGACATAGGCTTGTTGCAATCAAATTAAAATTAGAAGGTGCAAAGGCTGGAGTGGCTGATATGTTTTGGATGATCTCAAACAAGAATTGGAAAGGATTATTTGTTGAGGTTAAAATTGAAAAAGGAAGCCAACAACCAAACCAAAAAGCATTTCAAAAGATAGCATTATCGCATGGGTATTATTACACGATTGTTAGAAGGTTGGAAGATTGTGAAGAACTCATAAGGAAGTTTAAAGCAGATGAGATTTGAAGGAAAATCATAGGAATGCAATTAAATGGATTGATAAGATGTTAGAATATCCAACAAGACAAATACAAATTGATTGTGCTACCTATTTAGATTTAAACTTTAGTCTGCAAGTAAATAAAAACAGAATATTAATGCAGAGCGGTGCTTCATATCCAGCATACAGGCAAACAAAAAAAATTAAGGATTATTTGGAATTGCAAAAATAATTATGTAAACTTTGCGCATGAGTAATAATTTAATAAATCATCCAGAGCATTACCAAAGCAATGGCATTGAGGTTATTGATATCATTGATTCTTTTGATTTAAATTTTAATCTTGGCAATTCAATAAAGTATATTTTGCGAGCAGACAAGAAAGGAAATAAGAAACAAGATCTTGAAAAAGCAATTTGGTATATAAATAGAGAGTTACAAAAATCCTAGTTCTAAAAAATATTATCCTAGTTCTAATTTTAAAATGGTTGTTATCCTAGTTCTAAAAAATATAAAGTGAATGCAATAGATCATCTTGTCAAGCGACATCGGCACTGGATTAACATTGTACGAAAGTTTGGCGAGTTGACCTATGCAGAGGATATAGTCCAAGAAGCTTACATTAAGATTTTAGAAAAGAATAAAGAAATTAATGAGGCTTATTTCTATTATACACTACGAAGTTTAACTGCTGATTTATCAAGAGTAAAAATTATTAAGGTCGAATTTACCAAAGAGATTGAATACCTAATTTCAGAATATGAATCAGAGGATTTAATAATCGAATCAACAAAGCCTTATTTCGATTATATAGCAACTTGGGATTATTACGATCAGATGCTATTTTCAGTATATTTAAAAAAAGGAATATCAATGCGTAAAATGTCAAGAGAATCAGGCATATCATTTACATCAATTTATAACACAATCAGAAATTGTAAAAACAAACTAAAACAATGGGCAAAAGAAAATCACAAGGACTTGGAGATTCAATAGAAAAGTTCACAGAAGCAACAGGCATTAAGGCAGGTGTAGAGAAATTATCAGAAGCAATAGGATTTGATTGTGGATGCGATAAAAGAAAGGAAGTTCTAAACAAACTATTTCCATACAATAATCCAGAATGCTTATCAATTGAGGACTACGATTATTTGACTACATTTTTTGAAGCCAATCATGAAACAATAACACCTATGATTCAAGCTGAATTGTCAGAAATCTATCTACACGTTTTTAATGTTAGGTTACAACAAACAAGTTGTGATTCCTGCTGGCGAGATACAATAGGTAAATTACGAAAGGTTTACATGGAGCATGAAACTCAAGTATAATTTGGATTTCAATTTTTTTCATTATGGATGAGATAAAAAAACAAAGAGGTGGAGCAAGACCAAATTCAGGTAGATTAAAAAAGGATGAAGTAAATACTTTAATCGAAACTATGGATTTAGTTAAAGTACCTGAAGCAGTATGGATTAAGTTGGCTGAAAGAGTTGATGAAGGTGATACCAATGCCATCAAGACTTGGTTGCAGTACAGGTATGGTATGCCAAAGCAAGTAATTGATCAAAACAATACGCACACGATTAACGATTTCGACATAAAAGACATTGTCAAATTTGAGTGATAAAATTAAATGATAAATATAAGCCGTTATTTTATTCTGATTCAAGATACTATGTAATAACTGGTGGTCGTGGTTCAGGTAAATCGTATGCCTTAAACTCATTCCTTTTGCTTCTAACATACGAAGTAGGTCATGTAATACTATTTACAAGGTACACACTTACATCTGCTCATGTGTCAATCATTCCAGAGTTTACAGATAAGATAGAAACGGCAGGATTGCAAGACCATTTTTATATTACAAAGGATGAAATTATTAATACTCAAACTAATTCAAGGATAATATTCAAGGGTATAAAAACAAGTAGTGGAACGCAAACCGCTAACCTAAAGTCATTGGCTGGTGTTACTACATTTGTTCTTGATGAAGCAGAAGAATTAGTTGATGAAGATGTATTTGATAAGATAGATTTATCGGTAAGGCATAACTCAAAACAAAATAGAGTAATACTAATACTAAACCCTGTAACTAAAGAACATTTTATTTACAAAAGATTTTTTGAGAATAAAGGAGTTGATGCTGGATCTTCATTAATTAAAAAGGATACCACATACATACATACAACTTATAAAGACAATCAAAAATATCTTTCCGATTCGTTTATTTATCAAATAGAAAACTTACAAGAAACAAATCCTAAAAAATATCAACATACAATATTAGGAGGATGGTTAGATAAGGCTGAAGGTGTTGTATTTACAAATTGGAAGTTTGGCGAATTTAATCCTAATGGTTTACAAACATCATTTGGCATGGACTTTGGATTCTCAATAGATCCAGATGCATTAGCAGAAGTTGCAATTGACAAAGCAAGAAAGATTATTTATGTTAAGGAAGTAATTTATGAAAGAGGATTAAAAACACATATTCTTGCATCACTTATTAAAGAGAAATGCAACAATGGTTTAATTATTGCCGATTCAGCAGAGCCAAGATTAATAGATGACTTAAAATATCAAGGTATAAACATTCAACCTGTAAAGAAAGGAACGATTGAATCAGGTATTGTAAGAATGCAAGACTACCAAATTATTGTAGATCCACAATCACAAAACATTGCCAAAGAATTTAACAACTATGTTTATTTAAATAAGGCATCAAAACTTTATTTAGATGCTTGGAATCATATTATTGATGCGATTAGGTACAATATTATTTACCATTTAGACAATCCAAATCAAGGTAACTA